TTGCTCTTCATCTCCTCTGTCTCTTCTTCAATAAACTCAATCTCCCGGACGAATACGGAGAGAACCAGCCGGTTCTTAAATTCCTCATGTCTGTTATAGGAACGGAACTGTCCGGTCACATGAATGATTTCACCAATATGATTTGTATTTACATCAATCAAATATTCCGAAATCAAAAGTGGTAAGTAATCAATTGTTTCGCTCATCCGTTTTACAGCTACATCCACAAAGTAAAATCTTTCGCCATATACCTCATGGCTAAATCTGAAATCAGACACAATTTCGCCTACAAGTTCTACATTATTATTCTCTAAAAGTTTGTCCATGTTTGAAATTCTCCTTTAAGTATGTTAAAATAGGCGCAAATAGCTTATGCTATTGCTTTGATTGGGAATCCTCTGCTTTGGTCGGTTGTGGGATTCCTTTTCTCTTTTTGTATATTTCTTTGATATATTCATTAGCCAACTGACGTTTGACCGATTTTGTGTTTCCCGTGTATTTCTTCAAGTTCATACGTCCTTTCCATTATCGCCAATGCATATGTTGTATAATCTGCAGTATCTCCACGGCTTACCGCATTTTGAGTGCCATTGTATACCATAAGAACTGTTCCCATGTCCTCATATTCACTAAATAACTCTGCCAGATAATCGCACCCAACAAGAATATTGCTGTATGGATCATATAAATCTGTTACGCCAAGTTTCTTCATACGGTCCATGTGGTACTTCTCATAAATCTGCATCAAACCTTTGCAATTACCGTTTGATGCATTAGCCTGTCCACTACTTTCGTGTTCAATGATTGCCATTACCATTTCCGGGCAAAGATGATACTGATTTGAAATTACATTAATATAAGGAAGAAACTCATCACATATCCATGTGTCTGCCGGTTCCGCTTCTATCTTCAAAGTCGAGCCAGACAATGTCATTGTCACTACTGCAACGATAAGTGCGACTATCTTTCTCAATGATTTTCTCTGCATCTTTAAAACTCCTTTCCAGCACTGCACCCAATGCTAAAACTACTAATCCAAAAATGAAGGGGATAGCAACTATCGGATTTTCGGTAATATCACAACTCATGCTTGTGAAAAGAATTGCCATTCCGACGGCTTCCACAAAAAATGATATTTTTTTAATTTTCATATAATTCACCTTTTTTCTTTTTCCCAGTAAAATGTTTCTCGTTTACTGCAATTCCATATCCCATGGCGTTCGTTCATCCTTTCCTACTCCATATTTAATTGCCGTTTCTTTCACAATAGCCGTATAACCTTCGTTTTTTATAGGCTTAATACCAATCCGAGACAAATGTACCGAGCAATTCGCTTATTACAATATCTACGAAATGCATTCCGCCATCCGCATCTTCCATGCAATATGTAAAGAGCATAGCTGGTGTATAAGTTCCAGTCGCCGTCTGTATTTTTACATCACTTACCGAAACCTCATATCTCATTTCTTCATTTGTAAAGATATTTCTAAGCGTTTCTGCTGAATCGACTTTTGCCAAATACACACTTTCGCCACGAATTACCCTTGAATTGATTTTTTCGTAATTAAATTCACTCATTTTCGTTTTCCTTTCCCATAAGCAAGCGGAATGTTTCCTTTCCTTTTGGAGTAACAAACATTTGCTGCCCTGCCCATCCGTTATTTTCATTGTGTTTGTCCTTTAATACGAACAAACCATTGCCACTTTCTGCATATTGAGCATATGGTCTTAATTCCCGATGCTTTCCCTGCCGAAACACATATCCATTAGAAATAAGAAAACTAACAAATGCCCTTTCTCCAATTTCCAACTCTTTAGCGGTATCTCGAATATTAGTATTTAATTTCTTGTCTACCAGCGCGTCAAAATAATCAGCTTTTGGTTTCATCTCGATTACCTGTGTCTTAAGGCTGTCAATCGTCTTATCTGCAAGCTTAAGTGCTCTCGCCATAACTTGTTCCGGTGTGTTCCATGCCTTTTCAAGGTCAATGAGATATTGACGTAACTGTTTTCCCTTTTCGGTTCTCTGGAGCATGCAAATCTGTTTTGCCATATCAATGGATAAATCAAAATCTTCCACTTCCCTTTGCACTTCTCTTGTACCTTCGGTTTGAACCCGTACTTTTTTGTTCGGGGTTGAATAATCTTCTCCTTGAACAAATCCATACGTGCAATATCTTTCAAACCATTTACTAAATCTTTCTGTTCCCTTTACTCCACCGTCCTGTGACAGCAAATCATACAAATCTCTTGCCGACACTGTCTGTGTGTCGAAATTCACTTTTACAAGTTCGTTCATAAATCTCCTTTCTTAAAATTTCATCAATCGTCACTCCCAGAGCATTTGCAACAGATTCGAGCTTGTCAACCCTTGGCACTGAACTATTCCATTTACAAATAGCTCCGTTTGCCAATTTTGCTTTCCTTTCTACGAAAGTGACGCTCACACCTTTTTCTTTACAAATTTCTTTGATTCTGTCGTAAATTAAATATCCCATTTTTCTACTCCAAGAAATACTCAATAGTTACACCGAAGTAATCAGCAATCTTTTTCAGCTTGTCAACCTTTGGTTTGCTCTTACCAGACTTCCAATCAGAAAACACTGTTGGGGCAAGCCCGATGTCTTTCGCAACCCTATATGTAGTAATTCCTCTTGCTTTCACGAGTTGCTCAAATTTCTGATACATTCAATCTCTCCTTTCCTTGAAATCAGTTAGGATATTCTGTATAATTATCTTAGCCTTATTAAAGGTAGAAAGTAGGTGTTGCCGCCTGAAAGCAATATTGAAACTGCCCTGTTCCTACATAATTACGATGCGTAAGGCTGATCTCTGAGCGGAACAAAAACCGCTAAAGTGAGTTGCGCGCCATAGAAGCCGTGTGTTACTTCTTGGTATGCTTCACAATCTCTGTTCGAAGTGCAGAGAAGCACACAACAATTCGCCGTCAGAAACAAGCGTCTTGCACAGGGAAGTGCGTACCAAACGCGACCTTGAGTTGTGACGTATTGCAACGCGTGTAGGTAAACAAATTTTGGAGAAAGGCTTTGTGAGTACCTGTTCAACCGGGTAAAGTAACCTCGCAAGGTCTTTTCTTTTTACAAAATATCCTAACTTTATATTGAATTTAGTTAGGAAATCCGTTATAATATAGCTTGTTCAGAATTATATTACTTATGGATTCCTTTTTAGTTATGAATCCATAAAATTAAAAGAAAAGTATTTATGATTTCATAACTATGTTTATACAATACTATACCATAGTTTATTTGTCAAGCATTTTTATTTATGATTTCATAAGTATTTTTTAAGGAGATATTATGTACGAGATTTTCTTGAAATTACTTAGTGAAAAAGGAGTCACAGCATATAAAGTCGGAAAAGAGACTGGCATAGCTAGTTCTACTTTTACCGATTGGAAAACTGGAAGAAGCGTCCCGAAACAAGAAAAATTACAGAAAATTGCTGACTACTTCGGAGTGAGCCTTGATTATCTTATGACTGGTTCAGATAAAAAATATTCCACCGAAGATGCTCTACTGGATGTTCGCATTTCAGAAGATTGGGAATTAAAAGAAGCCATTAAGAAATACTACACTCTTGATAAAAAAAAGAAAAAACATATTATTGAATTGATAAATTTGTTTTATGAGGAATAACTAACATGAAAAACAAATTTATATTATTCCTACTGATTCTATTGGCAGCTCTTTTTATGGGAAAATGTGAAAACTCCCAAAACATTTCATCATATGAACAAAATAATTCTTATGAAACATTTTCATCAGAAATAGATTCTGAAATGTCTGTAAGCGAAAATACAAACGACAATATTACTGATGTTTATTCTTTGCCGGAAGAAGAATTTAAAAATATGTGTATAGAAGTAACATATAATGATTTAAACACTGAATGGATTGGTAAATATGTAACAAAAGAGATTTTATTTACTTCATCAGAGCAAAACGAATACAAATGCGCTTCTACCGAAAGCTACATTGAGGATTACTCAGATTATCAAAAAACCTATGCAATATATGATATTTTTGATTGCAGATTTGATAAAACTCTTCCAATTTATTCATATGATGTCATTAAAATATACGGTGTTATAACTGATATAAAAATGAATCATGCAAATGGTCTATATTATCCTGTTATTAATATGTACTATGCCGATTATATTAGAGAATGGGGAAAATCATCAAATGATTCAAAATCTGTTGATGATTTAATTCAAGAAAGAATTGCCGAAAAAGAAAGAATTGCTGTTGAAAACGAATATTTCAATTCCTTAAATTCAGATTATACCGGACAAACTAAGAACATTGCAGATATGGAATTATTAAGTGAAAATGAATTCAAAGAAAAATGCGATTCAATGAATTTCAAAAATATAGTTGATTCAACAGAAGATTTATCTGGAAGATATGTAAAAATACACATAAAACTTACTGATCATAAAATATTTACTACAGAAAGTGGTAAACGGAACTGCCTTGGGGATTTAGTTGATAAATATAAAATAAACGATAATGTATGGTACGGCAAATTATTTTACGAACGTACCGAAGAGTATATCGGAAACTTTATTTGGCTATATTTCGTAGATGATAACGACTATGATCTTGAGTCTTTAAAAGAAAATCAAGAATTAACTGTTTATGGAATGATTTTAAATTATAAAATAAATAATGGCTACCATAATAATTTTGATTTCTTGGTTGTATATATCGAATAATCTAACATTGGGGTGCACTTACTGCACCCTTTTCAATTTTTCTAAAACAAAGATATAGAAATATTTTAATATTTTATTATCATCAATATTACAAAATATCTTTGATAATTCTTCCTGATATTCTCCGTTCGTCATATGAACTTTTTTCTCATTTGTGCTTTTCCCATTAATATTCATGTTAAAACTCCCTCTTTCTATATATGCATTTTTCTTGGTTTCATCATAATTGTATAAAATAAAGAAAAATTTTTCTCCCCTATTTCGACCAATTTTTTATTTTTTTTAAAGAAAAGCTATTAAGCTAAATAATTTTTCCGTTTTCTCCCCTGTTACTACATATGATCATTATATTATATTTTCCATTATTTGTCTTTACTTTTGCGAATTTGTCCACGGTTGTGGACAAGACCCTTTATTTAGGCGCATATTTATACTCCGAATCGAATAAATCCACGATTCCCATGTCCAATGCTGCAGCAAGTTTTTCAAGCTGAGAGAGTCTTGGTGAATATCTTTCATTTTCAATATTGTTGATTTCAGATTTACTAATTCCAGATAAATTTGCCAGTTCTCTAGTGGTAATATTTCGTTCACTTCGAATATTCCACAATTTCATTTTTGCCATACTACTACCTCCACCATTTGTGTATATGTAAGTAGTATGTATGAATTTGAAAAAAATAATATTAGACTTCCTGCTGACTTATTTCAATCATTTTCCACTCATGCATGGAATAATTGTATTGAAGCGTAAAGCCTTTCTCCATACCATATATAATAGCTGTACATTGGTACTTAATTCCAATAAGCCTTGTCAAATTTTCTCTTTTTAAAATTTTATCTATCGTGACAGATACTATACTGCCATCTATGTCCTTAAACCGGAACCGCATTGGTGTTATCTTTCCATCCGTATCAGTGCACGAAATCATCTGAACCGGGATGCTGGTTCTTAGAATACTATTCAATGTGTTTTGCTCCTTTTTTCTTTGGTGTCTTTATTATATATTCGAACATTTGTTTTGTAAATAGTAAATTTATACTAAAAAAAGCCGGCAAAGAGCATCATATAATAACACTCTCTACCGGCTCTTTCATATTTCTATAATGATTCCAATCCTGCTTTCCAAGAATTCTTTCCTACAATGCCATCCGGGGTCAGTCCATGATTCTTCTGCCAAGCAATTGTCTTACTTTCTGTTCCGCTGCCAAATCTTCCGTCTGGATTTGCTCCAACAATAATCTGCCAAATCTTTACTGCATTACCTTTACTGCCTTTTTTAATTACTTTCATATTGTAATCCTCACTTTCTGCTTTTGATGTACTTGTTGATGGTAATACTGCAACTGTTTTATTAAACAGTGCCTGCTCTGCTACTCTACGTCTTCTAAGACCTGCCAGAACTTTTCCATTTGCCTTGCAGTACTGCAGCATGGATGTAGCAATCTGGGATGCAGTTCGTCCAGCACACAATTTCTTAAGATTGCCCTGTCCAAGATTAAAAGCAAAGCTAACCAGTGCATCAAACTGATTCTGATTAAGGCTTTCTGTAATAGGAACATACGCTGCACTATTGACATATTTTTCAAACTTTTCACAGTCCTGTTTTAAGTACGCGTCTGCCTGTGCCTGTGTGATGGTCATACCTTTTTTTACTCCGGAAGTATGACCATAGCCAATCGTCCATACTCCGGCAGCACACTGATATGCAGTAAGCCGACATCCCTCAAACTGCTTAATCAAATTAAGTCCTGCCTGTCCAATTTTTCTATTTGCCATCTTTATTACCGCCTTTCTCTAACAACTGCTTAAATAACTGATGCAGTCCTGTGCTTGCCAATCCACTAAATAAGCCGCTTAATAATATCGGTGCTGTAACTGTCCATCCGTTAAGCCAGATTGCCAAAATAACGCCAAGAGCAGCGCAAATGGTAGGGATATATTTATTATCTACATCATTAATCCACTTCTTTACGATATATCCTACACACAAGCAAATACCTACAATCACAGGCACCATAAATTCTGTTAAAAATCCTAAATCTGTCATATTTAAATCCTCCAAATCATAAATTTTGTGCAATTAAAAAAATCAACCCAGATGCCAGAGCTCCGGCAACTGTGCTGATTATTGCTGTTACTGCTGTGTTCTTATATTTCTTTATGTCCTCTGTAGGTGCACGCTCCATCTCATCCACCCGGCTATCCATACGGTCCACCTTTTCATCCAAGGCACACACATTTTCATTCGTATGTTTTACTTCTTCCACGAGCTGTACCATTGTCTTTGACATTGTATGTATTTCTTCAACAATAGGTTCTAATTTATCAATTCTATGCGTATTAGACTTTGCCCGCTGTTCAACTTCTGTAATTCTGTGTTCAATTCCGATTGCATCCATATCCATATCTCACATTCCCCCATTAATTGAATTCTTTACGCAATTCCTCTTTATCTTCCTCTGATAATTTCGGGTAGCTTTCAAGAATGCTATCCAAATTTTCTCCCTCTGCAATTCTTCTTTTAATCACACGAACCATAATGCTCTTTACTGGTCTACTCAGCATCTAAATCACCCCCAATTATTTCTGCGATTGCTTCATCCTGTTCAATCTGTGTCTTTTCCAATTCAGAAAGACGTTTATCGGTATCAGAAGCAATTGCCATTGTAACTAAAATGGTTCCATCCTCGATTACAGTAGCTGATTTAAAAGATAAATCTTCGTAGACTCCATAAATCTCTTTGCTTTCTCCTGCTACCGTTAGTGAAGTAGCCGGTTTGAACGTCTTAATAACATCCTCAATCTTCTGATTTTCCATCAAAGCAGAAATGCTATCTGTTGTAGTAATTACATCAAGGCAAGGATATTCCTTGCCAGATACAGTGATATACTCTTTCATATATATCTCTCCCTTCTTTAATCAATTCGCATATTTTCTATATGCATTTTCTACATTCTTTTTGTCGATATAACAATATATCAGCGTGTCCTAATATTTCTGCCACATCCTGGACTATCTTATCAGATAGCTCTAAGAGGTGAACTAAACACAAAGATTGTTGTTGGTGATAGAACTGTACTTCCAAGCATTACAATTGCGGGAAACTCTTCTGACGCAATCGAATACACAATAGACAACAGTTATACTCGGAATGGCTATGTAGCAGTTGGTATACTTGGTGTCGATACAAGAACTGTTGGACTTTTTGCTAGAACGTTTGAAATATCAAAACTCAATACAGTTCGCCTTGTGCTTGACAATAAAAATACTAGCAGTATAAAGCAATCTCCTTTTGTAAGAATTCTTTACATTAAAGGCTAAAAACCATACGTAAATCAAGCTGTTTCATAAACGCAATTTAACTCAACTGCACATGCATCAATTGTTGTCCCTAAAATTATTTGTCCATTAGTTCTTACGTCAAATGCAATCGGGACACTTGTAACCTGACCTTTTGAATATACAATTGTCGCATAATTTGAAATATTCGCTTTTGGAAAAAAACCTTTTGGTAATAAACAGACAACCCCACCAGAATTAACGGTTGTTTTTATGGCGAAGCATAAATGCAGGAAACAAATTTTTCCACTTTTTATAATTTGCTGCCTTCCCGAAGCACCAAAATAAATATCAGAACTCCATGTGACAGTGCTACTTGCTGTTATCTTTGTGGCATTGTTTAAATTTGTGTTTACGGCAGTTAAATTTGTGTTTAATTCACTAATCTGATTAGCCATGGTTCCAGATATGGACGCATTTTTTTCTGTTGCCGGTAATGCCAATCCGGTACTGTCTGTGACTGCGGATGAATCACTTAATTTAACATGACCTGTTGCACTTGTTGATGCTTTTACATTAATGTGGCTTATTAGTTCACTCACAGCCTTTGCAATTTTTCCAAAGAATGTATTTCTAGATTCTCCACATTCAAGTTCCGTTAGATTCTCCTGTGGTGCGAAATCTGTTCTAAGAATCATTTTAGCATCTGAATCTACCCCAATATCGTCACTGGCTTTTACTACTCCTTCGGTGCCTTCTGTTGCTACTGGAACAGATGTGCCACCTCTTGCAAGCAATATCCAATACTTACTGCCATCTTCCGGTGCATTACCGGTTGTTGTCTTAAGTGCAGCATAGGCATTTCCGTTATATACAACAGTATCGAGATATTCATATGTAACCGCACTGCTGTAATCCCCTTTTGGAGTAAACGCTATCTTTCCCGCATCATTCATTTAGACTGCCACCTCCCATAATAAGTGTCCTGTTGTATTTTGAACTTCAAAATTGAACCGACCACCCTCATATTTGAGGTGCCCGGTTGTAAAATCAATCGTAAATTGTGGAACATTCTGTGATAAGGCTTCATTTATCTTATTCACCGCTTCATCTCCTGCCGCTTCTGCCTGTTCAGCATAGGATTGTGCTGTCTGGCTACTCGCCTGTGACTGCTCACTATAATATTTACTGTTATCAGTATCTTCACCGGTTCGTGTACCAGTCTCACCGACTGCATAGCTTTTAGATAATGCAGCATTATTTACCGCTATTGTTGCGGAAGAGCTGGCAAGATTCGCATTCTCGATAATCTGTGGTAAATAGGTATTTACTATATCATCATGTATCTTAACTACGGTATCTCTATTCTTCTGTGTTGTGTCAGCTAATTTATCTATCCGCTCAAGAATTGAGTTGAATTCAGTTACATATTCATCTCGGATGTCTTTGGTTGCATCTCGAATCATATCTTTGAAATCTTCATATGTTCCCATCCTCTTCACTACGCCGGCTGCAAAGCACATCCATACAATCTGATTACTGGTATCACTGTCGATAGATACCGCCCATTCTCCCGGCAACATCTTTGTCGGGTCGAAATCTGCCTTTAACCCTTTTCGCATCTGAATTGCCATATTGAATCACCTCTATTCATCAATAACAATCTGACCATACTGCTCAAGTGTTGAAACTGCAGCAAGCACGTTTTCATCTGTGATAATTCGATTCATTTTAACATTGGAATTAATTACCTTGCCGGTATCACTGATTTCATCAAATGTAATGGCAATTCTTTTCATGTTTCCATCCGATGCTACTGCAAATCCTTTAATATTTTTCATGATACTTCCTCACTTTCCACATCATATAACAATGATGTTAAATAATTATAGGTTTCTGCTGCACTATCCTCGTTATCTGCATCATCAGGCAATACCGAGGACTCTTCCAAACGCATAGTGTCATACTCCCTTTGAATAGCCTTTAATTCCCATCCAAACTTCATATTTGGAGTTCCACTTACAACAAAATATGACGGTGTTCTTTCACTTACATAAATACTCCCATCACCGTATTTCTGCAAAAACACCTGAAACTGAACTTCTGTATCTATTGTTTCTGCAAATACATCGTCGATATAAACATAGCATTTACCGGTTTCATCTATGGTTCCCTCTCCTATATCACCAAACATAGGAGAGGGTGTTTCATAACAATATAGAAGTCGGTCTTTATAATTTTCTGTATTAACCACTCTGGATTTTGTGCCTGATACTATCAAATTTGTTTTTATACTTGCATCTCCATCCACCAATAATGAATAGTTATGCATTACCGGAGTATCTGACTTGCCAATATAAAGCGAATCAAATTGAGAACCGCTAGTAGTGATATTAATACATGTTCCGGTTCCGCTTGTCATTTTAATTAAATCTGCCGCTAAATTCACGCTTCCATATGTTTTTCCATTATATGTCCGTACCAAATTAAGTTTTGAGTCATATTGAATATCCGAACTTAAGGTAATATCTCCACCTGATATAGATGCAGATTTTGAAGTTAAATTTCCATTGGAATCTACACTAAATACTCCTCCACCAATGTTGAAATTCCCAGATTTAATTGTAACAGCCCCTTCTTTATCTACAACAAATACACCATTACTAATATTTATACTTACACCAGTTATTTCTCCGGCGTTTATCCAATCCGCATTAATCCCGATAGCATTCAGAACATTTACAACTGCATTACCGGATGAATCAATACCTGCATTCCATGTCTTACCGCCATCTGTGGATACCGCCAAAGCATCTGCTGTCATTTTCCAAATAGTCGAACTGGTTGCACGCTCCGGCTTATTATGCATATAATAAACAATGCTACCATCTTCTAATATTTCCTCGGATTTGAATACACCAAATGACTGTGTCATCAGATTGGTAAGCTGCTGCACTGCTAAATCGTAAGAAGATAACTGCTTTTTACTCTCATTTCTGGCTTTTACAATTGCCTTGGTGAACTGCGTAAATTGTGTTGTTTTATTTCGCGCCGGTGTTTCAGAATCACAGGATATATTTAGGCTGCCACCAAGAGTAAATGTCCGAGTGGATATAAATGCCTGATAAGTATTCTGCTTTCTATCAGTAACATAAGCCACATCCCCTGCTTCTACAGCCGGATTGCCAAGTGTTGATACTGTCAACGGTCTGAATCTCATTCCACCAATACGCTTGTATAAATATGTTGCTACTGTCTTAGCTGTTCCCTCTTGAATCAAATCATTGCCGGATATTTCAATTACATACCCTTCTTTACCGGCAAGATACGTTGCTTTCTTCTGCGTGTCTGTTTCATCGAATTCTTCTGTTACCTTTACACCGGTAATCACTACATCATCTGTACATACATCAAAAGATTTTGTTGAAAATATATGATGATATGTCTTCTGGTCGGTAAATGTACCGCCATCAATGTTATCTCCACTGGAATAATCCTTGAAATTACCACCATCCGCATCATCCCCATCGGAATATGGCTTTGTTGTTGTCCGGAAAGTTCCACCATCCAACGCAGAGTTGATCTCAAATGCTGACATATTATACCAATCAAGTTTTAATCTTCCGTAGGCATCCATTTTCGCCCAGCAACCGGATATTTGCGTAGCCATGGCAACAATATCACCAAATGTCATTGCTTTATCATCCGGTCGATTCTTTACCGTATATTTTCCATTTGGAATATTTGCACTCAACATGGAAATTCCACAATTGCTGCACGCATCTGCCAATATAGCAGAAATAGTTGCCGGATAACTTAATTTACTATTAGAGTATGGTTTATCAAACTTACTCATATAATCAATGCAGGATAATGTGATTGTTGAGCCATCATAGCTAGGCTTATCAACTATGTATGTTCCGACCCGGATTTTTTCAATGGTGTTTGATAGCTGTAACCCAACATAAGCAATTACTGTTGCATCGGCAAAATCATAATCACTAAAATCATCATAAATATTATTTAGCGTAACTTTCAGCTTTCCCGTGACTGCTGCACCAATAGTAAATTTATTCTGACTGGATGTAGCATCTTCAATCTTAAAGGTATTTTCCCATACCTTTTTCTTTGTAATATGCAATACTTTTCCACTAAGAAGCGTTATATCCAAAAAAGGCAGAAAGTTCCGGTTGTCATTATACATTTCCTGCTTAAATTCAGTTGATAAATCTAACATCGCGCTCCTGCCTTTCTATCTCTCAATTATATTAAAACTGATTTGAGAATAAATTTTCTTATTAATCGTCCACATTTTCATAGGTGCAGTTCTATCACCTACATAAAATGTTCTAGTCTCATCTTTGCCACTCATTGCATCCGGATAAGTTACATCTACATATTCCGGATTAAATGCCTGCAATATAGCAGCCGTTTCCTCTTTCGTTGCATTATCCCAAGCTAATGAAATCTTACGTTTCTGACCAACTCTATTCTTATGCATTATGGTATCCTGCGTTCTTCCGGAATCTGAATCTGATATATCCTGCAGTCCCCAGCTAAAAGATGTTGGCGTTTTAATAACCACACCATTTACCCATATCATTGCCATATATTGCCCACCTACCTACAATTCTTTTAGGTTTATGACTATTTCAAACAATAGCCGGTAAATTCTATATATGTGAAAAGCACTCACCAAGGGTAAGTGCTCTATTTTCTAAATTTCATATTCTGGATATACTGCTTCCCACACATCTCTATGATATGTATTGACTTCGCCATAATTTGCATCGAAAATCTTCTTTACACCATATCCAAGTTCAATGCTCTTTTCTTTAAGCCTGCGCCATTTAAACTTTTTCCGCTCCACGCCATTCATTGCAGCAACACGTTTAATCGAATACCAGTCCTTGCTATAATCAAGTTCTTCCTGTAATCGTTCTTTTTCTTCTTCTGCCGCAATCCTTGCTGCCCTTTCTGACTTTAGTCTGGTTAATAATTCAATTCCAAAATCCGGATTATTTAAAATATTATCAATGACATTGTCTGTTGCATATATTCCATGTTTGCGAATGCTTGGCAAAACTTCGTCAGCAATCCAATCTGTGAACGCTTCCGCATTTGGCTTGTGGCTCTTAAAAACAAGTTTATACACTCCGCTTTCGGTCAAGAAATTTTCGCCGGCATTGTTTAGTTTTCGGATATGCAGATTATGCACATCTGAATTTTCTCGGCTGTCAGTTTTATTGACATCCGAATTTTTAAGTTTGATCACCTGCGCTTCTGTCATTTTGGAAATTGCCATTCTAACAGCGCTATCACTTAATCCCAAACACTCCCCAACATGATACGGGTTAAATAAAACCTGTCCTTCAACTTCTAAAACTTCCACTTTATGCCCTTCAAAAATCATTAAATTATTCATATACAGAAACCTTTCAAATTCATTCAAATATAGTCATCCAGCGTACACTCAACATCATAATATCTTTAGATAAACAAAAAGCCGCCCTATGTTTGATGTTACCTGCTACGGACTTAATCAAACTAGGACGGCATATAACCGTACTTTTCTGGTTTTGCACTTTATTTCCAGACCTCACTGATTCAAGCTGATATTTATTTTTTTATTATAATAATTTGTTTTATTGAAAATGTCAATACAAAAGGCACCAGTTAGGATGCCTCTTGCGTTACTCTCTCGTCACTCTATATTCTTGGTCTCTTCTCTCCGCTTAAATACTACATTGTAACACTTTATTGTTACAAGGATATATATCACTGTTGTTACACCAGTCATAATCATATTCTTTTTATATTTACTCTCCAAATCACAAAACATTTTATAATTTGCCATGTCACCCATTGCAGCTCCCAAATGATATGCATCAGTAGTGGTTCCACCATATTCCACCATCATTTGAGAATAGTCCTCTAATGCCCATGTCGTTGAAGAACCAATGTATCTTCCTGAATCCCCTAAATTCCAAACATATAAAACAGTAAGTGCTAACCATACTACCAATGTAATAATTTTCTTTTTCATTCCTTTTCCTCCCATAATGTGATAGAATAATCATATCACACTATAGGAGCATTTTCAACTATAGTATTTTACCCCATATCTTCTACAATATGGTATCTTCGATTGTAACTCTCTTTGCCCTTTTTCACCATCTTATAAAGTGTTTCATTATCTGCTTTCAGTGTGACCTCAACAGTAGGGGCATTCTTTTCACCAGTGCTGCTATTGGAATTAGCCATCATTGCTTCAAAAACCGCTTCGGTAATAGCCGGTTTCATTTCTTCCATAAATCCTTGCATTATAGCATCTGTACTTACCGTATTTCTTGGTGCGGTAATGCTCGCCATAGCAACTTTCTCCCTAGCAACAAATTTTCTGGCAGATACCGGCTCCATTGTAACCGGCTCTACCATATTGGATAAAGCACTCTTTACGTCACCAACTTTGTTATTCAATCCAATTAAATATCCCTCAGTTGTATAATTACCAAGTGCTTTCATTACCTTTGATGGGCTATGTATATCCAATTTACTTCTTGTTGTTTCCACTATTGTATTGGCAATCTTAGAGGTAGTCTCTCCAAGAGATTTCAATCTAAGATTCATACCATTACTAATGCCATCAACAATATTTTTTCCTATATTTTCTATATCACTACTTGCTGGTGCAATATTATCTGTAATAGTAGTTCTAAAACTGGTTAAAGTATCAACAGTTGTTCCAGTATTGTTACTGATTCCAGCATTAAATGTTTCAACCGTATTTCTCGCACTGTTTGATGCATTATCCGTAACGCTACTATCTGTTAGAACATTTCCTGCATCTCCCATCCAATTATCAAGTGTTTCGAGTGACGCTCCTTTTGATTCTTCAACACCGTTACTAAACTCATCTACTGTTGCAGATGCAACATTCTTTGCAGTATCCGTTACACTTGGTTTTGCACTTTCTAAAGCATTATTAATAATATCTTCATAGTTTTTCTTTAATGTATATTCGTAGGCTTCTCCCGAACCGTAATCTGTTATGTATGTGTCTGTATCAAATAAGCTGTCTAGCAAATCTTTAGTTACGTCTTTTCCCCAGCCTGCACCATCTACTCCAAGCTCGTCCATTCGTGCTTCAATTGCATCTGATAATTCATCAATATTACCAATCTGTTTTTCAACAGCTTCTCTTACAAATTCATCCTCTGTTCCTGGTCCACCTGTTAATTTTGACCAAAACTTATCCCAAGGGTTCATGTCATCCCATTCTTTTTGAGCTTTCGTTATGACATCATTTATTCTATCAACGAAATCTGTCTGAAACAGATCTGTTACCTGAGTCATCTCGCTATGGGCTTTATCTTTCATATTCTGAATTGCATTCGGCAAATCATCCAATGCTTTCTGAGCAACTTCTTTCTGTTCCGGTGTTGCATTTGGACTATTTAACAATTCCGTCCAATATGCCGAAATGTCTTTCTGTGCTTCTTCCAAATCGGAATCATAATTGTCAACAGCAGTTTTCATATCATCCAGATAGCCATTAAGAACATCCATATCTACTTCTTTACCATCTGGGAATAACTTATCGTAATCTATTCCTTTTACAATATTATTAATATCTACAGAATAATCACTCGCTGCCTTTGAGAATCCATCCAAATCAGAACTTAAAGAATACAGTTCAGAAGAAAGTTCTTTCCATTTATCAGAACCTACTTCTACTTGATTCATTTCCTGCACAATTTCTTTTGCGCGCTCTGTATTTGTGAATCCATAAGTTATCATTGCATCAATAGCGGCATCTGTATCCGCGCCTATATTTTCTAAGGCATCATGTAATGCACCACCTTCACCATACGCTGCAATTACTGTCTGCTCCATTGTGGCAAATTTCTGCTCTGTCAATGTTGCCAGTTCTCCGAAAAGCTCTGCTAATTTCTCTTTTCCTTCTTCCACTGACAGTACGCCATTATCCATTGCTGTTTCGATTCGTGTTATCTCAATCCAAGTATCTTGAATATTTTTCTGTACATTATCCATTTCGTTGGATTTTTCAGATAAAGTTGAGAATCCTTTACCGGCTTCTTCAATAGAATCTGTGAAATTACTTACAACTGTATCTATAGGTATGCCACCTGGATTGGAAAAAGCATCATAAATAGCATCTCCAACTTTTTCATCCACAATTTCATCCATTGCTTCTTTAACGCCCGTTATTGCTCCAACTAATCCTGCTATTGCAGCAATAATAATTCCAGGAGTATCAAACGCTAAATATAAAGCACCCGCTGCCAATCCTGCTGCCACAGTTACTTTTCCAATGGATTCCGCCATGTTATCAGTCTGCAGAGCAATATCTCGGAAAGATTCCTTAAAAACTGTAATTTCTCCAAATACTGCTGCAACGCCGATTGCTCCTTTTTGCAGGGTTGTAAGGTTGCTTCTTACACCAGCAATTGATGTTTTAAGACTTCCCCAGAAGTTACCACCAGTAGCACTGGTTTTAAGCCTTGAAAATCCGGCACTAACCTTAGTAAGCAAAGATGCGGTTTTTGGATATTCACTTTCCAATTTCATCATAGAAGAACAGTTTCCCTTTAATGCAGAACCTGCCAAATCTACTGCCTTTGAAAATGAATTGAATTTCTTTGCAGCATTTGCAATTCCAGAAAATACATTTGTTCCAAACATATTCTTGGTTAATTTATTTAGGCTGACCAGTGATACAATGGTTGTCTCAATCGGTGCTGCACTAAATGTCGTTGCAAAAGTCTTAATTCCTGCATTTATTGCTTTCCAAAGTGTCTTACCAACCTTGGCTCCGATTTCAAGCAAATTCAAATTCTCAAGGAATTTTCCAATCTGCCGTCCAATCATTTCCCAGTTGGTTGTATCAATAGCTGCAATAATCGCATCCAGTATTCCATTTGCCCATACATTAATGGTACGTCCAAGTGAAGCGAGATCATATGTTCTGAAGAATTCGTTCAAACTAGTTCCAATAGATTTTCCCAAATCCTTGAAATCGAATGTATTTCCAAATGCCAATGCATTATAAATTGCACTATTTAAAGCACCAGCAATGCTTCTTCCTACAGTTCCGAATAAGGATGGCGAAATCAGGCCATTAAGGAATTTAGCAAAATTAGTACCAAAGTTCTTAGATGCGCTATATACAGAATCCCAATTAATTTTATTGAGACCATCTCTAATGCTGCTGCCGATAAATCGACCTATCCCTTCAAAATTGCCATGTGAAAATGCATAATATATTTTATCTGCAATCTTCTGAGCTTTATTTTCCATCCGGTCAAAGGCATCATCCCATGCTTTCTGGTACTCTTCAAGCGCCTTGGATATTTCTGCATCTAATAATGGATTTCCGCCACCAACGCCGGAGCCGGAACCACTACTTGAACAGGATTTAGGGTCATTAAGCTGATTTAATTCATCGAAGCCAAGTACAGTGTTCTTAAGTTTTTTAGCCGCACCATTCGCACCATTTAAGGCATCCTCTGCATCATCCGCTCCACCAACTAAATCCTCAATGCCATTGCTGGCACCACCGATGGATGAGTTAATGCCACTCAGATTGATTCCAAGCAAACCACCAACCCATGCAAAAAGTCGCTGCATTGCCATTACAAGACCATTAATATACGGAAGAACCTTCTCAATAATAGGCAAAAACAGATTTCCGATTGTTCTTGCCAAGTTGGAAAAGTTCTGTCTTAACATTCTCAACTGGTTAGCCGGTGATTCCATTGTGTTTGCCAAGTCACCATATGCAACTTTCGACTGGTCTAATATAGCCAGTAATCGTAACTGTGCCTTGGTTGCCTGATTCATTTCACTAATCGCACCGGTCAAACCATATTTATAAGCATATTCCTGCAGAGTAGCATTTGTAATATCAATACCAAACGCACGAACCGCTCTGGACTGTCCTGCCAAAGCAGATGCGAATTTCTCAAATGCCTGTTCAAATGTAGTGTTTCTCAAGGATGCCCAGTCAGTACCAAGCATTGTAAGAGCAGTCGAAAAATTAAGCGCACTTTCTTCTGCTACACCAATAGATTCAGATACCTGTGCAAACATTGCCTGGTAATTCATTACAGTATCCGGATTCATTCCAAGATTCTTCTGTCCGGTATATGTAGCATTACCATCTGTATCAATATCAAATCCGGTCATCTTGGCTGTAAGCTGCTTTGCTCTTGAAGAGAATGACGATGCATAAGCTTCTGCAGAATCATATCCTGCCTGTTGCCAATTCGCTGCAGCATCATCACCAAGCTTACGCATGGCTACTTCAAAGTAGTTTACAGTTTCAAGGAAATCCATTGAAGAATTCACTGTATTCCAAAGGCCTTTAAATCCTCGAATAACCATAAAGAAATTAGCGTAGAATGCACCTGCAATCTGTGAAAAGCTCTTTAAACTTTTGCCAGCCTTTCCATCAGAGGAAAACAATCCGGATAATATAGAGGTTGATTTACTACCTTTATTACCCATCGTGCTTAATGTGGAACCTACCTTAGAACCCTGCGAAGCTAATTTAGCCAAAGCATTGGTCATTTCAATAATATTGTTACTTACAGCCGGTGCCTTTGACAGGGTTTCCATTAATTCTGCGAGATTCTTCGCCAATAATGGAAGGTTCGTAATTGCTCTACCGGCAGCCACACCGCCAAGCCTCGAAATAGCGGATGCCATTTCATTCATTCCGGACATATTGAATTTTAATTCACCAATCTGATTCATCTGCCGAACAAAACTCTGCAACTGAGCAGATAATGTAGGCAGATTCTTTGTTGCCTGCGTAGATGCCTTGCCACCCAGCTTAGACAATGTTGGTATAAGCTGTGTCAGTCCTGTTACATCAAATGTCATGGCTCCGATATTGTTCATTCCTGCAACAAAGCTCGCCAAATCATCTTTAATCTTGATAAGATTTCCGGTGCCGGTAGTGGCATTCTTTCCACCTAGTTTTGATAACGCTGCAGCAATACTTGTAACTCCTGCGACATTAATATTCTGTGCTCCTGCCAAGCCATTAGACAGATTCTGTAATGCAGAGGTAACTCCATACATAGAATTCGTATCTACCTCTGAGAATTTGCTTAATGCTCTTGCCAGGGATGTAATTTCTGCTGATTTTCCACCTTTAAAGCCGATTGCTGAATCAGATAATGTTCTGATTCCGGATGCAATATTAGTAAGTTTCTGAGAATCAAAGGAAAGACCATCTTTCAACTTTTCCATACTTGATGCCATCTTTTCAATAGCTGCAGTATGTCCGGAAATCTTAGAAATTCCACTTGCAAATGAATTAAGTCCTTTGCCACTTGCGCCGCCAAGTACAGAAGATACCTTTTCCAATTTGCTAATGAGCGTATCTAACTGCTGATTTGCTCCTTTTGCCTGTGCTTCAACTTCTATCTCTAAACGGTCAATATCCGCTGCTCCCATCTGCTCACCAACTTCCTATAAACTATTAAAGGTTTGTGACTATCTCCCATTCGATAGCCAGATAAAAAGAACGGACGCTGTGACACGTCCGCTCCCTAATTTTCTTTTTCTTCAAATTTCTTATTCCAAGCAAGTGCCCACAATTTGAACTGTTCTGCTTCGCTTAATGGTTCTGCTTCTTCCTGTTCTTCTTTATCCATCAAGCTATATGGCTGTGACGGATATTTTGAACTCTTAGAAAATGCTGCACCTATCGCTCTAAGGCAATAGATTCCATTGTAATATGCAGACAAATCAATAATCTGTGCTTCCTGCTTTTTCTTTTCAGTAAAGGCTTCCTGATATGCATTCATGATTCTTGGATTCAACATAGGAAATGTCCTCATATCAATTCCATATCTGATTGCTGCCGGAAGCCATACATTATAAATTTCATTTGTGAAAAACTTTTCTGTAGATGCTAATTCAACTACTGTACTTCCGTCTCCGCAGTCGCAGATTTCTTCGTACTCTTCTTGTTCTCGTCCATACCGAGAACCTTTCTGAAAAAATCAGATTCGTTAATTGCATTTACAAATGCCTGGTAAATTTCATTCATGTTGCCGCCACCATAAATGTGCTGTTCTGCTAACCGGTTAGCTTCTTCTCTGTCACATTTAGCACAAAGCATGATAAAAGCACTTGCTGGTGCAAAAATCTGATTTTTCTTGAACATTGCAAGGACATCATATCCTTCGCTTTCCAGCATTTCCATGTGACCGAATCCTAACTTTGGAACATCATATTTTTTGTTATTAATTGTTACTGTTGTTGCCATTTTCTTCTTCCTCCTTGTTTGCCGGCTCTTCCGGTTCTGTTACAACCTCTTCATTTTCTGCTGGCAGCTTAGAGACGGATTTCTCCGTCTCTTCTGTTGTTCATGCAGTCTTATCACCAATTGAAATCTTAGTGGATGGAGAAACATTGATTGTCATCTCACGAACGCCGTTTACTTCACCTTCATTAACATAAACAGCATGTTCTCCTTCCCAGGTTGCCACACCGTCTTTTCCATCTTTTCCCATTGAGAGACGATAATGCAGCGGAATTCCTGACTTTGCTAATACTGTTTTGTATGTTTCTAACAGATAATTAGCTTTGAATTCCATGGAATCCATAGACTGCACACCATTGATGAAGGTCTGTGATTCATCCTCAAGGTCAGTTGTTTCAAGCTGGTTTGGTGCTCCGCCTAATTTCGGATAGTTTTTGATTGGGCATAACTTTTCCCATGCTTTTCCATCCTCACTGATTTCAAGAATGGTATTAATTGTACTTACTGCTTTTTCTGCCATTTCTTCTTCCTTTCTACCGCATAACTTTGAGCGGTCAGCGAACACCTCTCGAGTGGGTGTCCGGTGCATAAAAATAAGAGTCATTGCTGACTCTTGGTTTCATTTTATATAAACCCAGCGAAATCGAGGGGTTTATTCAGTTTTTACTTCCTCTATTTCATCCCCATTTGCATAGATGCGCTGAAATCTTGCAACCCATCGGCTTACATTTGGATCTGCTGCATTCGCAACAGGTATCGGACCAGCTTTACACTGCCAACCATATTTAAGCATAATTTCTTTTGCTTTACTGCAAATCGTATAACAAGTATTATCAGCAATGCTTCCAACTGCATATGCTGATATGGTAATCATTGGTGTCTGTGCTCCCTCGTTACCTTCCAAATCGTAATTTCCACCGGATATATCACTTAATGCCACATCACAGTACGGAAAATCCGTCTGCTTCGGTGTGATATACCGTCCGACTTTGCATGCGGGATATGCTTTTTTCATCTTCTTTTCCAAATGTGTATAAAATGTATTCCATTCAAATCCTGCCATTTAATCACCACCCATCGTCAAACACCTCTCTTGCAATCTCAACAACCTTGTCTCTTAAATCCTTACCGGCATTGTACATAGGCATCTTAGGAGATGTACCGCTTGAATAGTGCCATTCGCCTTGTAAATCCATGTACCACCATCCCGGCTTATTCCCATGTGTGCCATATGTTCCAGTTCCTACGCCCGGAATGTTTGCCGGATTCTGCGCCGGAAGTCCAGCACCAAACTCTAACATCAACGCCGGGGAGATTTCTTTACTCTGCACGCCATCTAAGTTTTGCCATTGGCTTATAATCTTTTGCGAATCTTCCATAAAAAAGATTGCCTTGCATCCGGCTTTCTCCGGTGTAATTTCAGATGATAAGTGAATGTACTTACCAAAACCGCTGCTACCAATGTGAACCTTTGCAATAGATATGCACTCTGCGGTCAATCTGTGGCACAATTCTTCGCATTTCCCATCAAGACTGTTCTGGTATTCTCGCAACTCTTTGATTGCCCGTTCGATTTCCGATACAGATAGACCGAATGATATTTTTTTTGACATATCATCCATTTCCTTTCGGCAGTTTTTTCAGAAGATATTTCATACTGTTCAATGACGGTTTTATTGCTAATACCGAATAATCAGCACTGTCACCATCTACTGAACCATCTTCATGGTACTGTGGCTCACTGGTGTGCCAAATTCGGCTTGTTTCTGTGATAGGTAAAGATTTGTCCGATAATACCAAAACTGCCTGATATGAGCCGATATCAAAGCCATATTCCTTAGCTTCTGCTTCACCACCAGACATAGCAATGTTGGCATAAAAAATGACAGGCTCGTTATAGCCTGCCATAGTACCTATCGGTATCGGACTAAGTTCTCCGTCAACCTCGGTATATTTAATTTTTCCTTCCTCGTCTGTTTCATATACTGGAACTTCATCACTGTACGTTGCGTAGTACAGTTTCTGCTTATTTTTTTTCAATGAACGCATTGTATCCTTTCTATGCTATCAAAATCATTATAGTAAAAAATACCGCAAGAAAAATGATTAATTTATCTTTTAAAATAAGAAACATAGTTCTTTTAAACATGTTTTTTTGATATTCATCAAATTTATTTAAAGTAGTTTCGGTCATAGAAAATATACTCTCTATACTATCTTCTCTTCTAAATTGTTTCTCGCATTCAATTTGAAGAATATCCAGATTTGATTCATACTCATTTTTAATTTCTATCAATTTCTTATCCATGTATTTTGTGTAAATATTATGTAACTGTTTTACTTCATTCAAAATAGTTCTTTCCATGGAAAGAAATGTTAACTCTTTAGATACTGTTCCATCATCTTGTAATTTTACATGAAATGCTTTTGCTAGCTCTGGATTTTTATAAAAATTATAAAATATCTTGCAATTTTTTAAGGCAGTTGTATTTTTTACAACTTCAATAAAATCGCTCTTTATATCTTGGTATATCAAAAAAATTTTTGACACTAAAATACCTGAAATAACTCCTGTTGCTATTCCAATTACTATGTTCCATGCGTTTTCACTAACAACCTCTATAATACTCATTTTTACTACTCTCCTTTATCGCCATTATACGACAAAAGGAGAACCGCTACAAGAAGTTATTCGCCTACAATATCAATTCCATACTGTACCGCACATTCATGCTCAATCTTGCATCCTCTGTAGTCTTTCCAACCCTCTGCAAAATAAGCACAATCAGCAGTAGAAAGCAATTCCAGAGACTTCCCAAGAAACCATAATGGCTTGGCATCATGTGGTGCTGATTCAAAGAATGAATCAATAACATCTACCTCTCCGAAACGTTCTGTGACCGCTTCAACAATCTTGGCTCTTTCTGCCTTGATTTCTTCATCTGTTTTATCTCTCATAGGCTGTGAAATAAATAATCTCTTCATAATGCTTTTCCTTTCCAAAATAGAAATATGACGCACCGCCCACCACCGCTTAACGTGCGCCGCCTGCAACCATATTGCCGACATTGGCAAAATGGTCACGCACAATCTTCTTTACCGCTTATCCCTGCGGTCGGGAGATAGAATGGATCACCTTATCCTTTCTGAATAACCGTTGCAAAAGGAATTACTTCCCTTAAAATGTTTTCCCTTGGATTCCATGCCCGGCTGATACCATTTTCACTGTGGCTTGTCTCACCCTCAGCTCCAATATGGTTCCAGTCATACAGTGCAAGGTCTTTTATAATGTCATACATAGCCATCATATCTTTATAAATGAACTCTTCTGTGTGATGCTCCTGATAATTTCGCTTACGCTTCACTGCGTAATAGGCTCCCTTAATCTTTGAAGATAAAAGAGCCTTATCGGAATCCTCATGCAATTCAGAAGTCAATTCAGCTTCCAAATCCATATTCAATTCTTTCAAAAGCTCTTCCATCCAAGTTCATCTCCTACTCTGTTTTTGAAATTACTGTATTATGTCCTGCTTTAACCGCATTGTAAGACTTATCGCATTCAACGATAGTAATTACTTTGCCGGATTCAGCTTCGATTTCATCAGTGCCATTCCATGCATTCCATGTTCTTACTGACTGTCCCAACTTAACTGTTGTTTCAGCTTCGCCTACTTTATATTTGTAGGAATTACCCTCAGTCAATGACTCTGTGATGGTAATCTTGGTCTTTCCAGTAACATTCCCTGCTGCGGATGCAACTGTCAGTGTTCCAAGTGATGTAGGTTCATCAGAATCTGCCTTTGAAACAGAATAGACTTTTCTTGCCATATCTCCATCAGTCGGCATTGCTACAGACAGATTTGTAATCTTAGCAGAATACCACTCTGGACCATGGTCAAGTCCAATCTGACCGAAAATCTGTTTCTTGGTGCCAGCACCGGTCTTTGCTAATTTTTCAAGGAAGAAGTTTCCTTTTCCTGGTACGAGCTGTTCAACAGGTCCCATAATGAATGGGTCAAACAGTGTAACCGTTCCAGCCGGAAGATAAATCAGGTCTCTTAAATACACTGTTCCAAGTGGTGTAAGCACCTTATCAACAGCAATTCCATTAACATCTCTTCCGCTCTCAACGATTGTAAGACCCTTTGCTACAGCGTCAGCATTTAACTGCATTCTGCTTGTAGAATCAAGTCCGAGGACAATATTGGTAATATCTCCATTTGCTTCCTTGATACACTTTAATGCTTCACACACTAACATGAAAGAAAGTTTCTTTCCATCAGCATCAAGTGCGTTTGTGGTAATTGCTTCCAGAAGTCCTCTGGACTGGTTTGCGTCGTTATCATTTGTGGATTTATGGTATTTACCATTGAGGAATGTGTACTCAATGTCCTGTCCGATTTTTGCCATCTTAGCTGCAACCTGGAAATCCTCTTCGGAAATCGGGTTCGCCTGCTGTCCTGCGATATTAATACCACTTAATGTACCCATGTTAGACATTTTACCGTAGGAAGTGCCAACGGACTCCTGAAAAATCTGTGTTACATTAGTCTTCTGTTCTCTTGTAATTACTGAAGCTGCCGGTGCATTAAGAGATTCTGCTTCTGAAATTTTAGGCTGACTTCCTGTTGCTGTCTCGTACTCCTGTCCTGTTACAAATTCTGTGCTCGTTGAATATTTTCTTCTTCCACCAATCATTGTTGAGAATGGTGTCTTTGTGTTGCCCTTATTGAAGAGCATACCTGAATAATTAGGAGTGTTTCCACTCATTGCAAATACATCTGCCATAATTAAATATCTCCTTTACATTGTATTTAATGGTTTGTTGCATTAGCTGCAGCCTGCTGGCGAATTAATGACGCCATAAGAGCCATATCACCGCTTGCCTGCGCATCTGCAATCTGTTTACTGTAATCAATAGTTGTCTGGTTTCCTGCCGGAGGAGTTGGCATATCTTTCAGCAAATCGGCTTTGATTGCTTTCTGTAATGCTTCCTCATGCTTTTTCTGTAAACGAAAAACAGTTTCCATATCGCCATCATAAAGTGCCTCAGCAATCTCCTTGGCATCTTTCTCCTCATATTTCAAAGCCAAATGCTGCTTTTCATACTCTGATACCTTGGATGCACGACGAAGGGTTTTTAATTCTTCTTCAATCTGTGCCTGCTTTTCAGCATCTTCAATCTGCTTCTGTTCCTGCTCGCTTGCTGCAGCTTTCCATTTCTTTTTGTAGTCAGCAGCCTCTGAATTAGCCTTTTCCAGAAGAGTTTTCGGTACAAATCCGTCATATTGGCTCTTATCAACAAGCTCACGTTCTGCTAACGCCGCATTAATGTCCTCAAAAGTCATGTCCTCTTTGTACGCATCACCTAATAATTCTTTCAAATCTGCCATAATATCCTCCTTGCGTTTGTTCAAGCGGTTCCCTCCGCATTAGATTCTGTTTTAATGACTTGTCTTGTCTCTTGCGTTTTTAAATAGCTTCCCTGCTATGTATATAAAAAGAGAGCCTATTTCTAAGCTCTCAAAATACCAATTATTCATCTGATACAGACACCTTAGATGGTTGGTCTGTAATGTCGGGCTGCATCTTTTTATCAGAATTTGTTTTAGTTTTCTGATTAAATAAAATTTCATCGATTCTTTCAGCAGAATCCAATGCAACCTGTTGCGGGTCTGTAAATAAGCCAACTATCTCAATTGCTCGAAGTGGGTCAATTCCAACATTAATTAAAGTTGCCAGCGAATTGCACTTAGTAGCCAAATCATAAGTGCGTGACCTTGAAAACTTGATTTCGATATCGGAAAGGTTCAATTCTGCAACATCGGAATCAACTTCATTACTCATTTTAAGGATGTTTAGGATAATTGCTGTCTCTCTTCGCTCAGATTCCATCCAAATCTGTTCTTTTGACTTGGCATCTGTTTCGGCATCCATCCAACCGGTAGACATATTTGTTGCGCTTCCGGTGCTTCCGCCGGAAAGTTCTGATCTATTTGGAATATGAGCAATTTTTTCAATCTTACGCTCCACATAATCAACAAGCGTCTGATTCTCTGATTGATTAAGCACACATTCAAGATATTTCAATGTTGCCGTTCTGCCTTGCTCGGATTTGGTGAGAATCAAGCCTTGTTTTCGAAGTTCTTTGTATTGTTCTGTATCGATTGCAACATTGTCTCCCCATAGAATGTTTTGAATATGCTGCGCAATATCATTAACACGGTCAGAATCGATGGTATTCAGCGCATCCATAAGCGGAATAACTCTCTCAAAACATCCCATGCGGTCGTAATCATTGATATATTCAACGATTGGAACCATTCCCAATGTGTTAGGCTGTTCCTCAAACCAATCTTCAAAGCCTTCTTTTATTCCCCTTTCAATTTTGAAATAGGAAGTCTTGGTATAGCACCCAAAAGTACAACTTCCATCCTTGTGCGGGAAGTACGAAACTCCAAGAATGGGGTCCCGATATGCATCATTGCTATAAACAACAAATGTGTTCATTGGGTTCAAGTCCAAAATATCAAACACAGATACGCCGGTTTTTATCCGCTTTGGAAGAATCAGCCGATATCCAACACCACAGGTCTTTACATCCTTTGCAAGCATCAAATCCTTTGCCGCTTTACACTCTTCAACCATCATCTCATTGAGTGCCGCAACCCTCAAATCTTCCTTCTTGCTTTCTTCGGATGTAAACAGCTTTTTAATAAAAGAAAAAAGGGCATTTCTGCTCTTAATATCTTTCCGTGCCCGCTGGACATATGAAATAGGCGAACCGAACTCATAACCAAGCTTAAATTCCAATATTTCAGATGCCATGTTATCAACAACTTTCTCATTGATTTCCGGTCTAATCTGCTTTTCTCTAGCAAGAATAGGCTGTCTACCTTTTACATATTCAAACAGATAAAGCATTTCAGCTCTATTTTGCTCGTGAATAGCGTATGCTTCTCCAAGAACTTCAAGAATATTCGTTTTATCAATTACAGTTTTATCACAAAATATCTGCTTTCTTCCGAAAAGCTCCACTAATTTCACCTCCAGATATTAAAAAAGAGCCCTTGAAAACATTGTTCATGGCTCTCTTGATTCTTTCGACAATATCAATATATCATGAAAGTATGTCCTTTTTTTCCGCACTTTCATTTTTTATCCTTTATTAATATCCAAAAGATAAAAAAAATGTCTGCGCATCTCATAAAATGTTGATTTTCCAATTGGCATACCTTCACATGCAATTAAATATGTAACCGGGACTTCATAACATACTGCTTTAATAATATATTGGCTCAAATCTTCTCCTGCCTGTTCTGCTGTTTCTTCAATCAATTGGCATTTCTTTTCTAATTCTGTACGCTTTATTGCCAAATTTCCGGTAGCATCTGAATTGTTATGCATAATTGGCATATCTGTTATTTCAAGACTCTTAACTGTATCCTTATTATATTTCAATTGATTTTTCCATTCCGGATATTGCTCACAAAATCCACAAAGCTCTTTGTATCGCTTACCGGAAATTCCATATTTTTCAAGATTTAGGTTTCTTTTATTCAAAATACCACTCTCCCTTATATTCCAAGTTCCGCACGGTTCATAATCTCGACCTTTGCGACACCATTTCCTTCAATTGCCATTGCCAACTGTGTTAATCCGTCGGCCGCGTCATCGTGTTCGTTGCTTCCTATTTGAACAAACATAATTAGTTCGTCCATTGCATCGCTATACTCTTTGGATTGCTTTTCATCTTCCAAAAATACAAAATGCTGAATTATGTACCCGGAATACGCAATGATTTTTGAAAGTTTTTCCATGTTGCCAGGTGCTTTTTTATCTGTACAACTGCACTTATAGCCATACTCTTCTAATTTTTCATCAACATACTTACGGTACATATCACCGCCATTATTTGCTTCAAAACAAATCTGTCGTATCTCTTCTCCCATAAGTTTTCCAATGACTAACGGCAGAGTAACTTCTTTCTTCCCTTTATTGAAAATCCAATCCGTAATGTATACATCTCCATTCGGGTATTCATATCCAATCGGCATTGAAAGGCTATCCCCACCGCCCCATGCAACATCACAAGCAGATATAACGCGGTGATCCCCTTCTGGCAAAATGCCATTGTAATGTCGCAAATCATCTTCTGGATAAAGCAATCCTTCTCGAACAAATGGTTTCTGCTGATACTTTGCTTCCCATTCGTTTTTATCAAGTCGCTTTTTAAGCCTTTTATAATATCTGGTTGAAAATCCTTTTACCGGATAGTCAAAATTGGATTCGCCTTTTTCATTAAGTGCCGGAATTTTTCTAAAACGATACAATGGATCATTTTTGTTTTCTGCTTCAACTCTTCCTAATGGGTCTAGTACATTCCATCTGGTACCAACCATCAATTCCTTAGATCCATCGTTTTTACGGTCGACAAGAATGTTTAAATAGTCTTGGTAACGACTTTCCAATCGTCTAGGACTTAATGATTCCTTTCGATCACGAACAAGGTCGTCCACATACAAATACCCATCTTCGGAAATATCAACTTCTCCGGTCCATGTACCGTCGATTCCTCGACAAGTCAGTGTTGCGAATCTGTCTGGCGTATTGTAATTAACCTCATTCTTATCTGAATGTTGGGATTCCTTTTGAACATCTGGGAAAATCTCTGAAAACGTGTATTCACTTGATGTTGTCAAATTAAGTATTTCTGTATAGAATCCATCTGCAAGCAATCCAGAATGTCCGGCCATAGCATTGTGGCTATCCGGTCTCTTGCCAATTATCCATGCATAAAAGAAAATACATATAGTTGACTTGCCAACTCGCGGTGGCATAGACAATCCGTAAAATTCTATCTTCCCATCTTCCAGATCTTGCAGATCATCAACAACAACCTTTAACGCATTCTTCCTGTTTTCATAAAATTTCTTCCTTTGAGGTCTATTCTTCTCCATATAAAAAAGAAATGATTCAAAATGGTAAGGAGCTTCAGCTTTCATGGCTTTCCAGTACAATTCGTCCATCTGTAAGACTTCAATACTATTCTGAATCGCCCACTTACAGCAATCTTTGATGTACGAAGTGACTTTCAACGCCCATTTTGTATCATTTTCCTTTTCAAACGCCACTTTTGCTACATCCAATAGGTCAAACAGCGACCGGTACTCAATTCCATGCTGTTTTATGTAATTTTTAATATCATCTGCGGTTGCCCGCGTCTGTTCTGAAACCAAAAAGAGAGAACCTCCTTCCCTTGTTATTCGGAAATTCGGCTCTCTCTACATATGTGCCACTTGGCACTCTGCAACTGGTGCTCTTATGCCATATTTACTTACAGATACTTTTCAAATCTGTATTCCTGCTTAATACTTGGGTATTTCTTTCGGTCAACTTTGCCCATGAACATATTGTATGGTCTTGCGTATACTCCGAAATGAACACCCATTGCATCATTTTCATATAATGCTTGATAAATAACAAGTCGCTCACGGCTTTCTGTATGCTCTGCAATATTCAAAATCTTGTATAAATACAGATTCCCCGGCTGACCAAGTGTTTCTCTTTTGAAATGTTGAACAATATCTCCGATTTTTAATCTATCTTCCATCATTTCACCCCGATTCTATTAATTTTCCCGCATTTCTGGCATTTAATTTCAGCCTGTCCGTTGAATTTACCTAAAAGCCGGTTGCATTTGCTACAACGATGTTCTGCAAGCTGATTCTGCATCTTCCATTCGTCAATAATCTGCAGGATGAACCGCTTGCCGCTACGCATTGAGCTGCATACAACAATTTCATTTCCATTCTTTTCGCACTTTTCATATTCTCTAAGCAACTGTTTCTGAGATTCGGATAATGGAAATGGTGCGACTTTCTCTGCAAACTCCACAAGAGATATTTCATTCTCCTGTCTGATTAATTCATTCATTCTTCCACCAACTTTCTGCCGCACATAGGGCAAAATGCAATATTAAAATATCCCATTGACACTACAGACTGACTAATTAAAATACTTGGTACTTTATCCTCGCAGTCTTTAAAAACATTTGCTCTTGTCAAATTTGTCTCATTGGTGCACTTTTTGATAGGAATATCAGCACCAAATATTCTGCTATTTTCGTAATCTTTGCAAAAGTCACACATATTCACACCTCAATCAAAGTAAATTTACGGAGCGTTTTCTGATTTCCACGATGTAAAATACCATCTATATCACGGTATGGCTCTCCCAACAATTGATGATACTCTACATTTCCAAGATAAACTTTGCATGTTCTTCCCCCAATTGTAAGTTCTCCGAACATTTCATCTATTTCAGCTTTGAAGCCACTTACATCATATGGAGTTTTACAGTAAGGGCACGCTTCCTTATTTTTTTCGATTGGTGCGCCACAATTTACACAATTCCAAATCATGTTTATACCTCATTTTATTGCCTTTTTATTTTTTCTTCCACCAAGGCTTACACACAGTGCATAATACCCCGTCGATTTATTTAGCGTTTGCTTTAATATCTTATTTGATTTTAGGCTGTATATTTCGCCTTTATTCGATACTAAAAATCTATCGGTCAAGTCTATGTCCTTATAAACCATAGGTTTCCATATCTCTTCCATATTTGTCTCCTTTTGGAAAATATAGCTTAACAAACTACTGTGATACCGTTACGCCATATCTGCGAATAATTTATTGGCAGGACTTAGCAGCGCATTTTCTGTACCGCCCATTTAATCAAGCCTTGTCGCCTACTTGAACCAATAATTAGCTGGCAAGGTGGGGATTGAACCCACGATACCCTGATTAACAGTCAGGCATTCTACCACTGAACTACATGCCAATATGCATTTCCGTGAGCCGCATGCCTACGTTTAAGAACTGGACGCCAGTTAACACTCACGGCTGTTTTTATCTTCGCAGGGCATCTGCCGGTTTCCTGCTAGTTGGTAGCTATCCAACCACATCGGAACGGAAGGATTCGAACCCCCGACTTTCCACCTTAAGATGACGTGAATTAGCACACGCTTGAACGCTCCTGCCAACGAGCTACGTTCCGAAACCGCCATCAGACGGTTAGCAATAATGTTTTTCGTGCCATGCATCGCACTATCCGGTTTGAAGCCTTTCACCGGCAACTCTTTTCATAGCTCAGGCACCGTGGGATAGGCACCCGAACTATCAAGTTTGACTGCTATATGGATTGCTCGTCAGCAAATTATGGAGTGACCATCACTCATCACCATATAGGCTTACGTCTAATACCGCTTTCTGCGGCAATAACCACCGGACGGTCTTGCACCGTCCTTAACAGAATCGTCCTAGTGGCTGAAAGGTATCTCTATGCCAAACAATGGTATATAACAACGCCGCCAGATAGAAAACAATCAAAAACTATCCGGCAATCAAAGTAAAAGGATTCGAACCTTTGAGTTTCTTTCTCCAGTTCCATTTTCTGTATGATTGAAAATTAACTGTACTTCGCACTTTTATTTCCAAATTAGCAACATGTTTAATACCAATAGCACAATTATTAAACTAACTCCATGTTTTGCTTCTGTACCTTCTACCTTAGATGAAGCCAACAACGAAATCAGGAATAAATCTAAGAGACTTACTATAATTTTTAAAATCATTCTCACAATCATCTTTATTTCTCCGGCATAAAAAATATTTTTGTACTGGTGCTTTCTTGATTCATCTGTATAAAAACTTCTTCTGCCTGTTTGCTGAAAGAAGAATCTTTACTCTGTGAAACAATTCTCATCTTTTAATCACTCTCCATTTTTCATTCATCTTCAAAGCTATGTTCTCTTTTAAATTCTTCCATCTCTTTTACACTCATACCAATTATTCCCGCTGATTCGTCAGAACCGGTATGCTGAAAGAAATCTCCTTCCTGTGGAAACATGAACCGGAACATTGCATAATTTGCAACATCGCACAGATATTCAAGATTCCCAGTTTCTTCGAATCTGGCAAGGCATTTTTTCAAACTTCCAATCGCATCAACGTTTCCGGTTGCAAAATTCAAATGTGCAGGTCCGTATTTATAATAGCTCTGCTCAATTAATCCTTTACGTTTTTCATCAAATGCCTTGGAATACTCTGTTTTCATGATTACTTCATTCATCTTTGCTCTCCCATTCCTCACAGCTATGTTTATACTCTACAAAGTAGCCATCATACTCACTTTCTATGTTTGAACATTCATAACCATCTGTTTTATCATAATTTGCATACTTGCAAGTACCACAGCACTGTTTGCAACTTGCCATTACACATCGCCTTCCTCTCTATATGCTCCTTTAAAGTCTTTTTTATTTTAAAATTTTTTTGAAAACCGTTATCGAGTGTAACTTTTGAATTTTTATCTGATGTGAAAAGGATTTTTAATTAAAATAGCCAAAATATACAAATAACCAACCATACAGATTCATGTCAATATTCTGTCCATAATGTTTTTCATGTCTTGGCAATATCCACGGATTTTTTAAAGTAAACTGTAATACATATATTCTTTTCTTGGTATAAAAGCCAAATGTACTTCCCACTCTTTTAATTCTCATAGAACAATACCTCTTGCTTAATGTGGTCTTTTTGTTTTAAATTTACTTGAGGGGTTCAGTTGCCGCCCGGGGTGTGTTCCTGGTAGACCCCCGCCCCCAGTACCTAAACTGTGAACAATTCAAAAACATTTCAAACAATTCTTTTTGGATTTCTTTATCTATTCGCAAAACATCAGTTAAACGAAAAGTTAGCCAGTTCTCGAATCTCCGCAAGCCTTGATTTTACGGGATTTCTAAATTGTATAGAATTGTGTGTCTGATTTACAATTAAAAATCTGCTTTCGGTGGTGCTAATTGTGTATCATTTGTAGACAATTCAGCTGGCTTGTATCTCTGCTGGATCTGCTCTATTGATTGCTGCTTTTCAGTTATCCCACCTCTTGGCTGTCCCATATTCCAGCCGTAATGTCTATTTAATGCTCCAAGTAAGCCGACAGGATTTCGCTTGCCGGATATAAGCATATTAGAAAGCGACTCTTCTCTTTCGGTGGAAAGCTTTTTGTATATCTCTGAAGCCGATGAACCGAGTCTTGTAGTTTCATTTCCCCACTGGTATATAGTATCTTGTACTATTCCAGTTAATTTACAGAATCCCAATATGCTAATCTCTTTATCGTATTCATAACATAACTCTATATATCTATCACATATATTACTTACTATCTCAAGATCATAAGTATTACTCAATCTATTCTCACTCTTTAATACTTCCGGATGTGGTTTAAATAAATATTTATTTATATATAATAGAGCTGCATTCCATCTGGATTGTGGTTCTTTATGCATATCCTCTATGTCATGCTCATCTATGTACTGGTCAAGGTACTCAGATATCTGATCTTCATATATCTCTACTCCTGATTCTGTTTTCACTGTATTTTTATCAAACATGATATATATCTCCTTTCTTCAGTACTTAAATATTTATTAAAAAAGCAGCTCGGCGGATCTGGTTTTTTATCAGATCAACGCCGGCTGCATGACTTCCGTTTTCTTCGGGTCCTCGACAATTTAACCTTGCCCGTTGCCCGAATGCCTATTTGATTTAGTAAAACAATATCATTATATCATTTTATTGTCAATACACTATTTTTAAATTTATCTTAAGACCTATATATATTATATATAATTAATAATATATTACCTTGTTTATAAATAAATAATATTACAATATACTTAACTGGATATAATATACTCTTTCTCTATATCTAGTGTCTATATCTACGTTGCAAAAGTGTTGCACTTTGTTGCATTGGTGTTGCAATGCATCAAAACTAATACTATTCTATCATTTTCTTATCTGTAATCTTCTATTTGCTCCTGGCATTTTCTCTTTTCTGGAGACACAAAAAGGACAGCCAGAAAAGCTGCCCTATATAAAACATTTAATTTTATTAATCCCAGTTAATAGCATTATGTGGTGTTAATTCGCTATTATCTGCCTTGGCTTCTTCAAGTGCTGCAAGTTCGTCCGCTTCCGGTTTATCTTCTGGGATAAACTTAATAACAACCCTGTAAAGTGTTTCTATATCTTCATCAGGTACTAAATCAATTATATTTTTTAACACTTCTTTGCTCATTTTTAACCCTCCTTATATTCTCTTATATGCCTGTCCTCATTAATGCGTTTATCTTTTACGCTACTTTGTCGAGTATTTTTCTAATGTAATCAACACCTTTTTGAAAAACAAGGGTTTTAATATTTATCCGTATTTCTCCCGGTCTGGCTTCGTATTTCTGTTCTATAACTCTAAAATATCCGCAGTCAATATATTTCTGATATGGTTCATTATTCTGCTTCAAAATTCCGTTATTTCTAAGGATTTCAAAAAGCTTATTTCTGCCAATTCCAGGGAAGTTCAAAACCTTTGCAACTTGTCCAATATCAATAGCGTCTTTGCTATCAGTTACCGCATCAAAAAATTCTTCTTTCGGCTTCATTCTCTCATTTTCAGCCTGCAAAGCCTTGTTCTTCTCTCTTTCTTCTTTTAAAGCCGTAAATGCTTTTATTGCAAGCTCTGGATTCTCTATCAATTCATCAACGGCATACATGCCATGTTTGCGGATACTTGGCAAAACTTCGGATGTTACCCAATGCTTAAAACGTTTTATTTTACTAATTCTTTCTTGTACTTCGATGAGGTACGCATCTGACACCCCGTTATTATTTGCCTTCTGTGGTTGCATTGCAAATAAAATAGAATATAAACCGCTTTCATTAACGAAAATAGCGTTTTGTTTTCTCCCTATTGCGTCTGTTATTGGTAACGTCATCTTATCCTCATCTTCAACTCTGGACAATGTCCTATTGTGGTTTGTATCTCCAAAATTCAAGCAAATATCTTTGCCAACAAACCAAGGTTCTCCATTTACTACTACAGTCCTGACTTCTCCAAACTCTGCGTTATCAAACACTTTAATTTCATTCCTGCTCATATAATTACAACCTTTCTTTTCTCAAATTCTGCTCTATCCTCTTGCGTTCATCCTTTGAATTTTTTCTTTATGAGGTTATCTTGAGTAAGTTAAAAGGTTATCTTGAGTAAATAAAAAAACTACCAAAGTGCCTATTTTATGGCTGTTATCTTTGGTAGTTTAATCGTTCTTTTTCGGTATGTATTGCATAATATCTTTAGGTTGACAATTTAAAAGCTTACAAACATTGCATATAACTTCACAAGTCACATTTTCGTTGTTTTTCAGCTTGTAAACTGTATTTCTATGTATTTTGTTGTCGATTAAAAACTGTTGTTTCAATTTCTTTTTCTCTAACAAAATCCACAATTTTGAAAAGTCTATATAGCCATTTTCGCCATATGAAATTTTTTCCACATTTACACCTCACTTTCTGCTATTTATGTATAACATTATATTCTACGATTTTGAAATAGTCAAGTTCTATTTATATATAACAATGCGGTTATATTAACTCATTCTTATAATTCTATTTTTGTGTAACTTTTTGACAAGAATAGCGATAGTTTTAAGTTCTATTTTTGTGTAATTTTAATATTGTATTTAATTCTATTTTCGTGTAATATATAACCATCAAGAGGAACACAAAAACAGAAAGAGAGGGAAATAAAAATGGATGAATTTTTAAAAATTGTAGGTATGAATCACATTATCAACAGCGGAACTTTTGAAGAACTTCAGCCAGAAACAAAACAGTTCAAAGAAGCTCTAAAAAAATATGTAAGTGAAAGCATCTATAACGAGCTTTTGGAGCTTTTAGATGATGCCATAACTTCAACAAATGAATACGCCTTTGTTGAGGGCATGAAAACAGCTATAGCAATCACAGAAAAGAACTACAAAGCAGTTCTTTAGTCTCTCCGGCGGTGTTCCAGATGTACGCATCAAAGTAGCCGCCGGAATTAATAAAAAATATGAAAGCGAGGTTTTCCAATATGAAAGATTATACAAAATTTATGAAATGGGCCGTTGTTTACATGATTGATAGAAAGACTCAAGACAACCGGAAAAGCAAGGTACAGGTTGAAGCGCTGTTCTCAAGTGCAACACAGGCGAACGACAATTATATAATTCACAATCCGGAGCATAAGCGCTATATCATCCACATTGACGATTTAGAAGAGTTTGAAACCATTTATAACCAGTTTCAGGACTTACGCGAGAAATACGGAGAATATGCAATTTTTCACATCGAAGATTTAAAACTCGGATGCGATAAAGAAAATAAATACAGATATATTTTAAATGTTTATACAAGTATTGATTTTTAGCCGAAACGCTCCGCCCTAGAGCGTCAGCCGCGGGATGGTCGCCCGGCTCTGATGATGGCAGACCAGAAAGGAAAAATATGACAACATTGAAAATTGAAAATAATAAAATCTATAGCACTTCTGCACTTTGTGAAAGAACTGACGTTTTTGAAATCGTGGAGAAAATCCCAACTGGCTTTTTCGTCTGGAATATCGGCGAGAACATGGGAACGCATGAATACATTCCAGTTTGTCAAGATTTACATCCAGAAGCCAAAGACAATTTTGAAATTAATACCGCAACACTTAAAGCCGTAAAAGTTGCGCCGGATGAATGGGAGAAACTCAATAAAGCGGCATCCTGGGGAGTTGGAAATCTTAAGCAGGCAGAAAAAGCATTGAAGAGTAAACGCCGGGGCTATATATCCGATAGAAAAAGAGTCGCTGCAGAACTCACAATTGATATTTTCCGCAGAATTTGCAAATAGTCGAAACCGCCGCCAGGCGGTCTGCAGGAACTGCCCCACCTGCACCGATGAGACAGGGCATAAATGAAAGGATGGTTGATTATATGGAATTTATGGAGAAATTGCAGAAACAAAAAGACGATGCGAGAGCCGCTTATGTTAAAGCCCGGAACGAATGGGCGGACACCAGAACCGCCGAAAATATTAAGGGCGATTTTGAAAAATGGAAAATCTTATGTAACAAAAAAGCCGATTGCATGCGGCTTGGTGTGATTATTTAGGCAAGCGTTGGCAGTTCCCGGGGTTCGATTCCCCGGCTTACCTTTACCCGGATAACCGGGGAAGATTGAAAATATGGAGGGCGGAAAAATGGAAAAAATAAACAAATTGCTTAGGGATTCCGGAAAAGAGCATAAAAAAATAGCAGATGCCGCCGGCGCGCTTCTTCGTGGAGAAATAACCGGGGAAGAGTTCCAAGAGATCAGCGACGAAGCACTAAAAAGAGTTGATATTTTACTCGATGCGTATAATTCGGAAAATTAGCCGCCGCAGAGGATGTCCGCCGGATCACTACCCGCGGCGGGGTTTGTGGGGGCCCGCGTTTTGGCGGGAGGGGGCGGAGATGCTGTCAAAGCAAGCGAAAAGACAGTTTATAATCAAGAAAAATGAACC